CTCATTCGGAGGTTTTTTTCTTGGCTGAGGCAGTTTCCGAGGCCGACCGGGTCGGTCTTGACCTGTTCGGCCACCCGGTGCGTCCGTTGCGAGACCCGCGCGGGCGTCCGTCCTTTGCAAAAAGCAAGGAAAACCAGATGCTTGTGATGACCCTGCGGGCGCGGGGATGGTCGCATGCGCAGATCGCGGCGTTCATGGGCTGCGACGACAAGACATTGCGCAAGCATTTTTCCCGAGAGCTCGAGCACGGCGCGCTCTTCCTCGAGGGGATCGCGATGCAGGCTCTGGTCCGGAAGATGGAGGAAGGGCACGTCGGCGCGACCAAGGAAGTGCTGGCGATCACCAAGGCTGCGGTCGCGCCGACCGGCCAGGCCAAGCCGAAACCGGCCGCGCCGATCGGCAAGAAGGAAACGCTCATCCTCGATGCCGCCGCGCCGCCGACGAGCTGGGGCGACCTGCTGAACTGACATGCCCTTTGACTTTGCCTGCCTCGACTGGGCCGAGAAACTCGCCCGGGGCGAAACGCCTATTGCCGAGCTGCCTCTCGATGCCGCGGCGGCCGAGCGGGCGGTGGGGATCTTCAACCGGCTGCGCCTGCCGGATGTGCCGGGGCAGCCTCCGCTGGAAGAGGCGGCGGGTGAGTGGATGCGCGACATCGTTCGCGCGGCCTTCGGGTCAATGGCGACGAGCGCCAGCGGCTACGAGTCCCGGCAGGTGGGCGAAATCTTCGTCCTGGTGCCGAAGAAGAACGCCAAGACGACGAGCGCGGCGGCCATCGCCCTGACCTTCATGCTGCTCAACCGGCGGCGCAATGCGGACATGCTGATCATCGGTCCGACGCAAAAGATCAGCGAGACGGCCTTCGAGCAGGCAAAGGGCATGATCGATGCGGACCCGGAAGGGTTCCTGCAGAAGCGGTTCCATGTCCAGGACCACAAGAAGACGATCCGCTGCCGGGTGACCGGCGCGCGGCTGATGATCCGGACCTTCGGCATGGATGTGCTGACCGGGGCCAAGCCGATCTTTGCGCTGATCGACGAGGTTCACATTCTGGGGTCCATCCCCTACGCGGCCGATGTGATCCGGCAGATCAGGGGCGGGATGCTGCCCTTTCCGGAAAGCCTGCTGGTAATGATCACCACGCAGTCAGATCATCCGCCGCAGGGCGTGTTCCGGACCGAGCTCGATTATGCTCGGGCGGTGCGGGACGGCAAGATCACCGAGCGGGTCCGGCTTCTGCCGGTCCTGTACGAATTCCCGGAAGCGATCCAGCGCAGCAAGGGCCGCGACTGGACCGATCCGGCGCTCTGGCCGATGGTGACGCCGAACCTCGGGCGGTCGGTATCGATCGAGGCGCTTCTCGACGGTTTCGAGCGGGCGAAGGCAGACGGGCAGACGGAAATCATCGCCTGGGCGACGCAGCACCTCAACATCGAGGTCGGCGTCGGGATCCGGGCCACGACTTGGATCGGGGCGCAGTTCTGGGAAGCCGCCGGCATCGTGCCGGAGATCGCGGACCTCGGCGCGCTGATGGAGCGCAGCGAGGTGGCCGTTGTCGGCATCGACGGCGGCGGGCTTGACGACCTGCTCGGGCTGGCCGTGATCGGGCGGGAACGGGACACGCGGCGATGGCTGATGTGGGCCCATGCCTGGGCGCATCCGGAGGTGTTCGAGCAACGCAAGGAGATCGCCGCGATCCTGCGCCAGTTCGCGCGGGACGGGGACCTGACGATCCTGGCGGAAGACGACAAGACGGGAGACGTGACCGGCGTTGCGGACGTGGTCGAGCGGCTTCTCGCCGCGGGGCTTCTGCCCGGGACCGGGGCGGTGGGCCTCGACCCTTACGGGGTGAGCACGATCGTGGACGAGCTGGCGTTTCGCGGGTTGGCCGATGACCAGCTTGCCGCGATCCCGCAGGGGACGCGGCTTTCGGCGGCGATCTGGGGGATGGAGCGCAAGCTCAAGGATGGGACGCTCGTTCATGCCGGCCGTCCGATGATGGCCTGGGTGCTGGGCAATGCAAAGACCGAACAGCGGGGCAGCGCGGTGATGATCACCAAGGAAACGGCCGGCAAGGCCAAGATCGACCCGCTTGTCGCGGCGTTCGACGCCTTCATGCTGATGGCGCGGAATCCGGAAGCGCAGGACGCAAAGTCGTTCTGGGAAGCGGTCTAGTGATGAGCATTCTGTCGCGGATCACTTCGGCCTTTCGCCGCGAACGCAAGGCAGTGACGGACATTCCTCTTGGGTTTTCATGGTCGGAAAGCCGGGCAGGTTATTCCGTATCGGCCACGTCTTCGCTGGAAGTATCGACAGTGATGGCGTGCGTCAGGGCGATCAGCGAAGGCACGGCGCAGGTGCCAATTCATGCTCATCGCCGTGACGGCCGTGGTGTTCGAGGGCCGAAAGTCGCCCATCCAGTCGTCGAGCTTCTTGCTCGCGCGCCGAACGAATGGCAGTCCGGGTACGAGTTCAGAGAAACCATCGCGCTGCATGTCATCCTGACTGGCAACGCCTATGTCTATGTGAGCCGCCGTCAAGACGGCGGTGTACTTGAACTGATCCCGATCGAGCCAAGCCGCGTCATGGTCGAGCGCCGCCGGGACATGTCGATCGTGTATCGGATCATGTTCGAGGACGGCAGCACTCCGCTTTTGTCGGCGACCGATGTCTGGCACCTGCGCGGGCCTTCGTGGGACACATGGCGCGGCCTTGATGCGGTCAAGCTGGCGCGGCAGTCGATCGGTCTGGCAACGGCCACCGAGGCGGCTCATGCCGCGCTGCACAGAAATGGCGCCCAGGTCACTGGCCTTCTGTCGATGAACAACAAGCTGAGCCCCGAAAGGTACGCTCAACTTGCGGCGTGGCTTGACAGGCATAGCGCGGGCGCAGAACGCGAAGGCAAGCCGATCATTCTGGATGACGGCGCCAAATATCAGCCGATGCAGATGACCGGAGTCGACGCGCAGCACGTCGAGACCAGACGGCATCAGGTGCTGGAGATTTGCCGCCATTTCCGCGTCATTCCGATGATGGTCGGAGCAAGCGAAACACCGACCTATGCCAGCGCGGAACAGATGTTCATTGCGCATGTCGTCCACACCCTGACCCCCTGGGCAGAACGCATCGAACAATCGGCAACCCGGGCGCTGATTGCGTCGAGCGAAAATGTCGAGCTGCGCCACGACTTTAATGACCTGATGCGAGGTGCGGCACAGGATCGCGCGGAATACAACGCCAAGGCGCTTGGCTCCGGGGGGGCGCCGGCCTGGATGACGCCAAACGAGGTGCGCGCGCAAGAGGGCCTGGACCCGATTGCCGGCGGGGATGACCTGCCGCGGCCGATACAGGCGCAACCGTCACCGCCTACCGACGCAGCGGTTTGAGGATCAGGACATGAACAGACTTGAAGTCAAATTTGCAGCTGATGACGTGGACGCTAATACCGGAGAATTTTCGGGCTATGGGGCCGTGTTCGGCAACGTCGATTCCTACGGCGACACGATCGAGCCGGGGGCGTTCAAAGCGTCGTTGCGCGAGTGGCGGAAAGCCGGAAAACTGCCCCCGATGCTGGTTCAGCATGGCGGCTGGGGGTTGCGTGACATGGATGCGCTTCCGATCGGCATCTGGACCGAAATGAGCGAGGACGACAAAGGGCTGACCGTCAAGGGCAGGATCATTAACCTTGACACGGATCGCGGCAAGACGATCCACGGAGCTATGAAGGAAGGTGCGCTGGACGGCCTTTCGATCGGGTATCGGGCAAAGAAATTCACGCTTGGCACCAAGCCGGAAGAGCCGCGACGGAAACTGGAAATGATCGACCTTGTCGAGGTTTCGGTTGTGACCTTTCCAGCCAATGGCCTAGCCCGAGTCGCATCGGTAAAAGCGGCCGATGCGATCGAAACCATTCGTCAATTCGAGGACTTCCTGCGGGATGCAGGCGGGTTCTCGCACGCCGCGGCGAAAGCCATCGCCTCGCGCGGATTCAAGGCTGCGGACCCTCGGGATGAGGACGGGGCCGATCTGGCGGCGATCATTCGCCGCAATATCGAAACCCTTTCGACATAGGAGGCCGCGATGGCCGTGGAAGAAATCAAGAGTCTGATCGAGGATCAGGGCAGGGCTTTCGAAGAGTTCAAGGCGGCAAACGATGCGCGCCTGAAGGAACTCGAGAAGCAGGGCGCATCGGACGTGCTGACCGAAGAGAAGGTTGCACGGATCGACGAAGCGCTCAACGTGCTGGCCGAGGCCAAGGAAGCGGTCGAAAAGAAGCTTCCGTCGCGCCTTGATGCGATGGAAGCCAAGATCAACCGCGCCATGCTGGGCGGCGATCTGAAGGCCGAAGAAAAGGCTGCTGCCGAGCTGAAAGTGTTCAACGCCGAGGCCAAATCGCGTGCGGCGGCGCGTGGCCAGAGCGCAGTGGTGTTTGACGCCAAGGGATATGCCGACTATCGCAAGGCCTTCGACACCTACGTCCGCAACGGAAAGGACGCCCTCGAGGTGTCCGAATCCAAGGCGCTTGCCTCAACCGTTGATCCGGACGGCGGCTACCTTGTGCCGGCGGACATCTCGGGGCGGATCGTTGCGCGAGCCTTCGAGACCTCGCCGATGCGTGAATACGCAGCGGTTCAGGTGATCTCGTCGGACGCGCTTGAAGGGCTCTATGATCTCAACCCGGGCGTCTCCGGCGGCTGGGTGGCGGAGCGGCAGACGCGACCGGAAACCAATACGCCCCAGCTTGGGAAGTGGCGCATTGAGGTTCACGAGCAGTATGCCAACCCCGCGGCGACCCAGCGCATCCTTGACGACGCGATTCTGAACGTCGAGGCCTGGCTCGCGGCCAAGACGGGTGACATTCTGGGGCGCACCGAGAATGCGGCTTTCGTGACCGGCGACGGTGCGGGCAAGCCGCGCGGCTTTGCTTCCTACACCACGGCGGCGACGGAGGACGCTGCCCGTTCCTGGGGTGTGCTCGAACACGTCAACACCGGGCAGGCCGGTGGCTTCCTGACGACCACTGCAGGGTCCGATTGCCTTCTGAACCTGATCGGTGCCTTCAAGGCCGTGTACATCAACACGAACACGGCATGGTACGCCAACCGCGCTGCGATCACGGCGGTGCGGAGGCTGAAGTCGCAGGACGGTGTCTATCTGTGGCAGCCCGGACTGCAGCTCGGCCAGCCGCAGACCCTGCTGACCTTCCCGGTGCGGCTGATGCAGGACATGGCAGCGCTTGGTTCGGGGTCGCTGTCGATGGCGCTTGGCGACATGAACCAGGCCTATCAGGTCGTGCAGCGCGCCGGGATCACCACTCTCCGCGACCCGTTCACGAACAAGCCTTTCGTCCACTTCTACAGCGTCGCCCGCGTTGGCGGCGGCATCGTGGACTTCGAAGCGCTCAAGTTCCTGCGGTTCGGTACCTGATGAGATGGGGGCGGGTATATGCCCGCCCCCATCACTTGATGCGATGCGGGCGGGCAAATTCCCGCCCCTGCCCGAAACCCTTTACAAAGGAGAGCCATCATGCGTGACATGATGAACAACATCCATCCGGTTCCGGCCATCGCGCCGGTCGTGGTGACCGACAACACCGCCCAAGTCTCGGCAATCATCGATCTGCGCGACTATGACGGCTGCACTTTCGTGATTCAGACCGGCACGCTCGCCGACGCTGACGCGACTTTCGCTGTGACGCTTGACCATGGCGATGCGTCAAACCTTTCGGACGCCACTGCCGTGACGGCGGCGACGGGCCTGATCGGGACGACGGCGCTGGCCGGCTTCAACTTTGCCGATGACGGTGAGTGCCGGAAGATCGGCTATGCCGGCCCGCGTCGATACGTCCGGCTGACCGTCACGCCGGCAAGCAACACCGGCAATGCTCCGATCGCTGCCGTTGCGATTCTTGGCTTGCCTAGGATCGCGGCGACCGCAAACCCGCCGCAGTGATGAGAACAGGCGGGGTTGCCATGCAGCCCCGCCTGCTATGACCGACGATCGAGCCAGATGCAAACCGTCATAACAAGAGTTGCGACCGAGGCAGAATGATGAAACCACTTGCCCCCGTTCTGGTGACGCCACCGGCCGCGATGCCTGTCGATCTGGCAGACGTCAAGACGCTGGCGCGTGTCGACGGAACGGACGAGGATGTCCTGATCCATGATTTTTGCCGGGCTGCTGTCGCCTATCTGGACGGATGGTCTGGCATCCTGGGCCGCTGTCTGGTCACGCAGGTGTGGGACCAGTCGTTTGACGGGTTTCCGGCGGGCGACCGGTTGCGCCTGCCGTTTCCGAACGTGACGGCCGCGACGATCACCTATCGCGACGGGGCCGACCAGGTGCAGACGCTCACCTCCGGCTGGTCTGTGGTGTCGGATGACGCGGGATCGGTCATCGTGCTGCAGGATGGCCTGTCCTGGCCGGCCACGGCCCTGCGCGCCGATGCGGTCACGGTGCGGATGACGGCGGGGTATGGCGGGCCGGCTCAGGTTCCGCCGAGCCTCAAGCTAGCCATCCGTCTCAAGGCTGCGGCGCTCTATGATGACCGGACGGGGCATGAGAAGCCGTCCGCCATGTTCGAGGCGCTGATCGCGCCCTACCGGCGGGTTACCCCGTGATGAAGGCCGGGTCGCTTGACCGGCGTGTCGTGCTCGAGCG